CGGTGGTGGCCAGAATAATTTAACTCAATTAGTCTACTTAAATCAAAGTAATTATGAGATTTCAAATCCAAAGCCATTTGTTTTGGGTGAAACTCTTTTTGCTAAATTTATTGAAATTAAAGTTCCAACGGTTATTGGCAATCAGAACCCTGAATTTAATGATTTCTTTTTTGGCGATGGGACCGCAGGAAGTTCCAATCTTGACCCAACATCTAACTATGGGATTAGATTTACACTGATTGATAGAATATCGACTGAATCAGGATTTGACTATATTCATTTAGGAGAAGAAAATGCGTTTACAATCGCAAGAGAAGATGAATTCCAAGACTTTACTGTTGTTGTAGAAGATGCTGAAGATGGAGATTACTTTAAAATTTATGGAGAAAGAGATGGAAGTGCAAGTGCATTTGAGGCATATATCTTAAATAGAATCAATACAAGTTCTGACGATATTGTCGTTTTATATGAGGTTGAGACGTATGAGCAAGTTGGTTTAAATCAAATCAAGACGTTTGATACTACATTTACGCAAGCAGAAGATTTTGACACACCAATTTTATACCGTCCAGTAATTCAAAATGCAAATGTTGCAGTTAACTTCTCAATCGATGTAACGATGAGAATTTATAATGAGACTGATAATACACAAATCGTTAAAAGAGCAAGTTTAACCGTAAACCAGGCTCCAAAATACGGAAAATTCTTAGGAGGTGTAAATATTTCAGGTAGTAATACAATTACCGAGGTATTCAATACTCTACCAAACCTGTCTGGAAATAGAAGCGTTAGAGACGCAATTGCTGCAACTATTCCAAGAACAACTAAGAATGTTAAGACTTTTGTTGAAAGATATAATGTAGTTGCAGTCGCTAACCCTGCTGAAGGTTCAGTAAATGACATTGGTGACCTTGCTGCAGTAAACGATAGATATTTTGATAGTCCTAACTTTTTAACTTCAGACAAGTTAGAAATTGGAATCTATCCAATGACAACATACTTTAAGTTTAAAATCGCTAAAAAGAATGGAGACGACTTTGAAATGCTTGACTTTACTTCAGCAGAAAATATGACGCTCAACTTTGTAGATGGAAAAGTTCGTAAAAGGTTTAATCATATTCCGAATAAAGATATTGATATGAGCGCAGGAGAAATTCTGTTTAGAGTCGATGAGGGAAATGCGGCTGAAGTTAGAGGAATGACAGCAAGAAAATTCTATATCGGACTTGATAATGGTAGCGAAGAAACCGCGGTCATCAAAGGTAACTTTACAGTTGAGTAATGATTTTAAATAGTAGAAATAATACATACGACTTTAGGTTTCCAAGAAAGTTTATTCCGGAAGAGGTTGCAAACAAGTATAAGAAATATTTGGAAAAAATTCCAGGTAATCTTCTTGCAGAACCGATTGACTTTATAAATTATTCAATCCAAGGACTAAATGTACCTGGAATGAGTTTCGACCCTGTAACCCAACAAGATAGTGATGGTACGATTAGATACCATAGAGGTGCTATTCCAATCCAAAACACGGTAGAGAGACAGTTTACCGTAACGATGCAACTTCTCGATGGCTTCATTAATTATTGGATTATGCAAGACACTCTCTTGTATTATTACGCAAGATCAACTGAAGAGCCATATACACAGGACTTGACTCTAAGGGTTTTAGATGCTGAAGGCGCAAGTGTTGCATATTTTAAGTTTGAGAACCCAATCATGAACTCGATCAATGAGTTAAACCTTAACATGAGTGAGAATGTCGCAGATTTTAGTACGTTTGAAGTAACGTTCTTTTATAATAAGATAAATATAGAGTTAGAAATACAATAACTAAATTATGAGCAATACAATTAAAACATTTAACGAGTACCTTACTGAACAGCATGTTACAGAAGAAGATTTGAGAATCTTGACAGAAGGTTTACAAGAGGAATGGACCGACGAGTTAGAGGCTAAGGTAGATGCAGCTCTAGAAGAATTTATAATAGAATACTCAAACGAGAATGGAGAACTAGACATTAATAGATTTAATGAAGAGGTAACTAATGAAGGTATGTTAGGTTCTATTTTTGGTGGTTTAGCTGGATTTGCACTTGGTAAAACAGTAGGTAAGATGGTCGCTAAAGTTCTTGGGATTCAAAAGGGAATTCTATATGATTTATTAACTTCAAGGTTAGTAGGTGCCGCATTGGGATCTGCACTTGGTAAAAGAATCTAAATGAATTACCTAGCAGTCGACTTTTCTTTAAATTCTCCAGGAGTTTGTCTCTATAATGATAAGAGTAAAAAGTACCACTTCATTTCATATATGAAGCCGGGTACCGGTACAAAGAAGGATCAAAAACTTCAAGAAGAGATGAGTCTATTAAAAGACGTGACTCTTGTTAGCCAACCTGATTTTAGTAAAGAGGAGGAATTCTCAAGTGTTGAATTAGCAAAGATCAAGAGATATGATCGAATGGCTGATGACATTATCAATTTAGTTTTACAGGAAAGTTTTAAAGGTGATGGATTTACAATTGCCTTTGAGGGGACCAGCTATGGATCTAAGATGGGCACTAATAATATGATCGATATGGCGGCTGGTGCCGCTATCCTTAAGCTAAAACTTTTAAAGACTCTCATGCCAGAAGACCTAATGACAGTCGCGCCTACTACGATTAAGAAATTCGCTGGGAAAGGTAACATGAACAAGAGTCAGCTCTTTGAGGTCTTTTTTAATAATGGGATAGGGGACGAAAATCTAGAGAAGAGTCCTTTTTATGAGTGGATCAAGAGTCAGGACTTTGGGAAAAAGATTCCTAAGCCTATTGATGATTTGGTAGACGCTTTTTTCCTCGCAGCCATGATTTCCCTTCCGCAGTCCAAGTAACCTTATCTCTCCTTCAAGAACTTAAAGGTTTTATGCAAGCATCTCTATTTTGTTTCAAAAATAAGTAAAAAAGTTTTCAAGCAACATTGAAACTTATGTTACGTGAGATATATAAACTATGATGATGGATAACTTATTTTGTCTTAATTCATTCTTACTAATCACAAAGTAGACTCAATTAGGAGTAACGTCGACCGCGTAGGTAACATAGAATTAGTAGGATGTTTTAGCTGAATTTGAAACATTGTCATTTTAAGTAATATAAGTACTATTAAAGTTTAACAAAAATTAAAGGTAAATTAAAGACATGGCAGATTTTGACATTTTTAATTTGGGCGTAGAAGACGTAGAAACGCATCAGCCCACAACAAACTCCGTTAGTGAGGTTTACAAACCAACAGCTGACGATGGAAAAGACGGAACTTACAAAGCGCTAATCCGCTTCGTTCCAAACCCTGAGAATCCTCGTAATTCTCTAGTTCAAAAATACGTTCACTGGTTGACAGACTCAAACGGTGACGGTAAATTGGTTGACTCACCATCTTCAATTGGTGAAAAATGCCCAATCGCAGACGTATTCTGGAAGCTTCGCAACTCTGATTCAGCAGTTGACCGTAAAGCATCAGAAAAACTTAAGAGACGTCAACAATACTATTCTCTAATCAAGATTATTAAGGATCCACAAAATCCAGACTTGGAAGGAACTTACATGATTTACAAGTTCGGTTACAAGATCAAAGAGAAGATTGACGCAGAACTAAAACCAGACTTTGGCGAACCAACTCAAGTATTCGATCTATTTGAAGGAAAGAACTTTGAGTTAATCATTACCCGTCAAGGTGAATACAATAACTATGACAAGTCGAAGTTCTCTTCATCTCGTTCAGCAATCGATGTTTCGGGTTCTCCAGCAGAACGCACAAAGGAATCGATGGCAGCGATCAAAGAAGAGCTAGAAAACGCACCTTCACTCACATCTTATGAATACAAAGCATGGGACGGTGAAACAAGAGACTTTGTAAATGGTGTATTGAAGATGTACCTAAATCCAGGTGATGCAATTTCTGAAGTAACTTCTTCAGCTCCTAAAAAAGAGGCTAAGAAAGCTGCTCCTAAGAAAGAAAAAGTTGCAGAAACTGCGGGTACAGAATCTTCAACCACTGAAGTTTCAAGTGATGACGATCTAGACTCTTTCCTAGATGACCTCGACATCTAATCCACAGCTTACTGAAGAGCTTAGATTAAAGATTATGAAAGCGCTGAAGGACGTATGTCTAACGGCGCATTCAAATCCCAACAAGCAAATGCTAAAGGACATGCCTGGTAGAATTACTATGGCGTGTCCTTATTGTGGGGATTCGCATAATGACGATACAAAGAAGAGGGGTAACATGTACTGGGACACCCTCCAATATCATTGTTACAACTGTGGTTATCACACCGATCTTAAGACACTTCTTCGCGAGAACGAGGTAAGACTTCCCAGTTCAGAGGATTCATTTACTATTATTGACTATATCAAACACAATAGGTCAGTAACATCACAGGCAGATACCCTAACACATTCTGTATTTCAAAGTGTAAGTGACTTAGCAATATCAGTTGAAGAGTTTAAGCGTGGATTTGCTGCGAGAGAAATAGAACCTGGAGACTGGATTTGGCTCTATCTAAAAAAGAGACTGCTTCATAAAAAGAGTGAAGAGTTCCTATTTAGCCCAAGAGACAATCGCCTTTGGATTCTTAATTTTACTGGAGATGGTAAGATTATGTCGGCACAAAGTCGAAGAATGAAAGGAAAGGGACAAAGATACCTAACATATGACCTTCCAAAATTATATGAAGAGCTAGGTAAGGAATTAGAAGTCAGTCAAGAAGAACTTGAAAAGATAACAAAACTATCGACTCTGTTTGGAATTATGCAAATAAATTTCCAACGACCAGTTACGATTTTTGAGGGTCCAATCGACTCTAAGTTTATGACTAATAGCCTTGCACTTGCAACGGCTGGTCGTAACACTGAAGAGTTCGACCAAATGGCAACTGTTCGTTATATGTTTGATAATGACAAAACTGGTAAGAAAAAGATGGCTGAAAAATTAAAGAAGGGCAGATCTGTATTTATGTGGTCTAAATTTTTAAAAGAAAATAAATTAGATACATATGATATAAAAGATCTGAACGATTTGGTTATTAAGTGTTTCGAGCTAAAGAACCCAGCAATTAAAAAACTGGATGATTATTTCACTTCAAGTCAATTAGATCTATGGTACGTATAGAAGGAATTACAGAGATGGTAGACAAGGATCTTGATGATTTTTACAGGGACCGAGACAGGTTTAAAGGGATGAAAGCCATGCTTGGCTTTACTTCCGCCAATTATGACCATGATGCTCCAAAGATCGATATTGAGAAGCCGAAGTTTAAAAAGAAATTAAGGGTATCGGAGTTTATAAGAAAGAATAACAAGGACAAGGGACTGTTTTAATAATAATATTGATGTCAAATAGAGAAAAGATCCTAGCACTGGATAAGAAATTAAGTGAACAGCGAGAAGAATGGACTTTAAAGATCCAGGACCTAGCAAAATCACTAAGATACATAAATGGCATGGAGGACACTATTGCAATGGTTCTCTCCAATCGCCAAAAGATGATCGATCACATCGCATATATCAATGTGAAGATTAAAGATCAGAAGCGTAAGATAGCAGATCGTTATAGAGAAGCATATCTACGTTACTATGAGTATGACTACAAACTTGGTGAAAAGCAAAAAGAGCGATTCATCGAGGCCGACCTAGCTGACGAAAATGCCATACTCTCACACCTTGAAAATCAATTAGACTTTTTCAAGGAGTCGGTAAAAACCCTAGATAATATGGGCTTTGCCATCCGAAACAGGTTAGCCATTAAAGACCTGTAAGGAGAATAAAAAGACTCTATCATGAATGGAGCTCAGTTTAACTGAAAATAAACAGTTGCTTAGAATCGATGATGCGACTTCATTAGAACTCGAGCAGCTGAATATATCACTTACCAAAAGAATTGACTCGTGGAGATTCAATCCACTTGTCAAAAAGGGGGTATGGGACGGCTACATTTCCTATGTCAAGGACGATAAATGGATTCCATCTGGTCTTTGGAAAGAGGTGGTTGACATTTGTAAGGAATACAAGTACGAGCTAAAGATTAATGGAATTACCGAACTTTTCGATAGGGACATTAGTGCCGAGTCTTTTGAAAAATGGGCATTAGATTTCTTTGATGATTCAGAGATAACACCCCGCGACTATCAAATCGACGCTGCATATAACATATTAAAATTTAGAAAGTGTCTTTCAGAGCTTGCAACATCTGCTGGTAAGACACTAATCTCATTCCTAACAGTTGCATATATTTTAGAGAAACAAAAGGCTGAAAAGATCCTGTTTATCGTACCAAACGTTTCACTTGTAATTCAAGCAAGTGAGGACTTTATGGACTATAACTATCGAAACCAGGTAAACATCAAGATTCAGCAAATTTATAGTGGTCAAAAGATCAGAGCTGGCAGAAACGTAGTGATCGGTACATATCAATCATTAATTAAGAAGAAAGCTGAATACTTTGACCAATTTGATGCTGTGATCATTGATGAAACTCACAAAGCAAAATCACAGTCAATTAAAACGATCCTATCGAAGTGTAAAAATGCCGACTATCGATATGGCCTTTCCGGTACTATACCAAAGTCTGGAACACTGGATCGACTAACACTAATGGCCTATACTGGTCCACTAATTACCGAGGTAAGCGCAAATTTCCTTCAAACTGAGGGTTACATTGCAAACTGTCGCGTAAAAGTTATTGAGATGGACTATGCACCTGAAAAAGCAAAAGAGGCTTTCAGAGAAATGGCATTTAATAAATATGAAAGTAAAGACGTTTTCAAATTTGAACAAAACTATATCATTAATTCGGAGGGCAGGCTCAATTTTATTTGTAACATCATTTCCAGAGTACGCGGCAATTCCCTTGTACTTTTCCACAGGATTGAACATGGCCAGAAGATATATGAAAAACTTCGCAATGATAGCGACAAGACCGTTTACTATGTTGACGGCGGTACCGATAAGGACATTCGCGAAGAATACAAAAAGAAAATGGAGATCGGAGAAGAGGTCGTTATCGTAGCAAGCTATGGTACCTTCTCTACTGGTATTTCAATTAAGAAAATTCACAATATATTCTTCACAGAATCTTTTAAATCAGAGGTGATAATTCGACAATCAATTGGTCGTGGATTAAGACAACATGAGTCAAAAGATAGTGTAACGATCGTTGACTTTGTAGATGACATTAGCTCACCAGACTGGGACAACTATTTAATGAGACACTCGAAAGCTAGGCGTAAGATATACAAGGAGCAGAAGTTTCAGTATGACATTAAAAAGGTAAAGTTTGACGGAGATATATAAAAAAGTACAGACATAATCAAAAAATAAAATAATACAATGGCTGGATTAAATTCATTTGAAGACTTCACAAAGGCTAGATCACAAAGATTAGCTGAAGAGGAAGCACAAAAACAAACAGAGGCTAGAGAAGAAACTGCACGCAGTTTCAAAGATCTATTGGCAGAATACGGAGTAACAAAAGTATCTGAACTAGACGAAGAAAAGAGAGGAGAGTTCTTTTCAAGATTAGAAGGTACTGATCTTAATGAATCACTTTCTCTAATTGAAGAGGGAACACGTTCATTCTTTGGTAAAATTAATAAAAAGGGAGACATTCAAGCTGTTTATATGCATTATGACGGTTATCCAGAAAATATGTTACCACTAATCAAGAAGGGTTACTCAGGATCTAAGAGAAAAAACATCGACGTTGTTATTCAAAATGGAGCAGGATCTGGTTTAGAGGCTGATCCAAAGAAGATTAATTATTATAACGACGATATGGAGCCAATGGCAGGAAACGCAGGCTACATTAGAGACTTTATTGGAGATGCTAAACAGTCATGGGCAGAATTCATCTATCTATATGATGAAAGAGACGGAAAATGGTATATGGCAGATACTTATGAAGATAATGACCTAAAACCTGCATTTGAAACAGTTGAAACTACTCGTTTTGAAAAGTTTGTTTTTGAAGCAACTGGAAGTTTTCCAATCGAATATAAGAGAGATGCTAAGAAGGTAGTAACTCAATACAATCACCTATTTGGTAAGATGTACACAAGTTTAGTAGATGGTAAAAATATGCAACTTGGGGCAGTTAAAGTTATTTTCCAAGCTGCAATGGAGGACGCTAATTTTTCTAGAGAGGGAAATGCAATTGCTAAAAATATCAAAGGAGCACTTTCTCCGATCGTAACAAAACCAAGCGGACTTGGTAATATTGAAGTTAAAGTTTCAGCGGATAGAATTAAAGTCGCATTATATAATGAAGCTTCTAGAATTTCAAATGCCGCTGGCTGGGGAGGACAAGGAATCGTTGAAGGAACTGCACTATACCTAGATTCTATTGGAGAGAAAACAATGGCCGCAAAATTAATCGCTGATTTTCACGCTCAATTCGAAAGTAAAGAAGTACTAGAGGCTAGAATTCTTGAAGGAAATGAGTTTGGAGCTGCAAGAGCAAAGGCAATCGCAGACGGTGAAGATGAATTTGAGGTTGACGGTGAAACGTACAAAGTAACTTCAGTAGATAAAGAGGACAAAGAGAATGCAGAAGACTTTGCAGGAGAATCAGTAGTCAACGAATGGGGTTCTTCAGATCAAAGCATCATGAATCAACAAATCCATAAAGATGCTGGTAGTCCTAAGAAAATGCCATCACCTTTTGATAGAAAACTAAGAGATGCTGCGGAAAATGCAGTTGATTGGCACTGGGATGA